GGCAAGGTTTGACCACGATTGTTGAATTCACCAAACCCATAAGTCAGGGCGTTGTAAATTGCTGAATCATTGAGCAAATTGGCATTGACCCAAAAAACATAGCCATCCAGCGGCAAGACCAGCTTCACATACAAATTGAAGTTGACTTGTTCATTTGCCGAAATGGTTTCAACGCCTTGGGCTAACCCAGCGGCTAATTGTGGCTTTGCGCCCGAGGTTTCAGATACTGTTGCCATCAATCAACCCAAGATTTAAATGAGGCTTGCATCACCCCTGAATCAATGAACGAAGGGCGGCGAGCGCCTTTGACCTTGACAGTCGGCGCTCTTTTGCCATTCACATAAGACCTTGCAGTCACTCGATTTTTGAATCGGGTGCTTTTGCCTTCGAGGGCGGCTTGTGTTGGTACGCCGGGGATGCCCAGTGTCTCCACAATCTGAAGACTCAAAAAGTCCTTGAATTCCCGCTCAATCTCGCTTGTAGCCGCCGCAAATGGGTCTTTGACACTTCCCCCTTGCATCATCGTTTCAAGCGCCCCAGCCATGCTTTCNGCAAGGTGGTCGACTATTTTTTGCTTGTCGTAATCAGCGAATGCCGAAAACAANCCATATCTTTGCTCGAGGGNAGTCGCCACCCCATAAGTCGTGCCACCTTCGGGTTCAGGAACATCAATGACCCCAAGGTGAAGAATCATGTCAGCCCCCAAAGAGTGCCAAGGGTTTGCATGAAGGCAAGGGCTTGGCGACCGTAAGGGTCTTTAATTCTTTGCAAGTCAAGAAGTTGTAAGTTTTGCAAACCTTTGCCCACAGCGAGGTGTTCGCCTGTTGAGACATCGTTTGCACTGTCGACAACTCCAGCCACAAAAGCATTGATGCCATAAGCGGCTCGAGCATCGGCAAAAAAGGTCTGACCCGAAATATCTTGCTGGAACTGGAGCAGTTGACTACCAGCCCAGTTGTAGACCGTCAATGTGTAAATGTCGGGCAATGCCTGTGCGAANTCCATTGGTACAAGGTCAATCGCAATTTGGTAGGCATACGCATACCCCGGGTCAGTCGGTGAGATGACAGTGGATGACAAACCCATCACAGCTTGACTCCAAGCAACAAAGCCTGATAACGAAGGGGGATTTGTGATTGGGTCAGCCATGATTAATTTTATCCAATGTCAGGTTGAAAATCACGCTTTTCTTGGTCGACCACGCCCTTTAATTGGCTGGACACCTTGACGCACGACTTCGATTGTTTGTTCAAATTTAGGCTCATTATCAGCGGCATTTTTCTTTTCTTCAAGCACTTCCACTTCCAAGCCTGAAGTTTGTTTGATGCCCATTTCCTGTGCCTTGTTCGACATAATTTGGTCAGCGGCGGCGGCGGTAATCTTTCGGGCTTCTAAGGCTCGGTCGATTTGCTCTTGCTCAGTTTGAGTGAAACCATTTTTGATGGCTTCCACGCTGATTGGTTTGTCGATTTGGTAGCAAAGACCACCGAAACCNTTGCGAACATCGTTGGCTTTTTGCAACCCATAGAGTGAATGCTGTTTGACGATTGCGTCAATTACATCTTTGTCGGCGGGGATTTCAATTTGCGACCCAGCCCGAATGCTGTGCGAAAAAGGGCGAGGGTTTTCAGGCAACATATATGTGAATAAATGTTCCTGTTTACTGCAATTTGCAATGTATAACTTCATCATGATTATTTTCCCATTAGGGTGGGGGGACTGATGATGCGGGAGTTTTTTAGACTCCCCAGCCCCCCCATATAAACCATCCTCGGCATCACACGAGTATTAGCACTATAACAAAAAAACCCCCGATGAAGGGGGTTTCAAAGGCAACTGCAATGTTCGCTTAGTAAGCGGCTGACAAGATTGTCAGGGCTTCAGGGCGAATACCCCAGCCTGAAGTCGAACGCATTGTGTACAGGGTAGTGATACCACCGTCAGCAATGGGAGTAGGAATTTCAGTAGGAGCAGACACATCGCACAGCATCAAAGATGTTGCTGTTTGATTAGGTGTCAAAGTTGCGAAGATGTTGGTGTTGATGCGGTCGTTAGCCTTAGGAATCTTCAATTCAGGGGCAATCAACAAGATTGCGTCAGTACCGCCTGAACCTTGACCGATAAGGGTGTCATCCACAGCGAAAGACACATCATCACCACCCGCCCACTTAGCGACAGTTTCCACCAAGCCAGCGGCAGTTTCAACACCAGCACCGATACGCTGGAATTGAGTCAGAGACACAACGCCTGAGTAGCTGATTTGGCTGATGAAACGCTGGGGAGCGAGGAACACCAAGCGCAAAGGTTGACCGATTTGCAAGGTGCGGGTTTTCAAAGCGCCAATCATGTTCAACAAGTATTGAGCCAATTGACCTGAATCCCAGTTGCTGTAGCCAGTGTTGCCATTGGTGTCAGCGCCGAGAGAAGCAGTTGTTGCACCCGAAGTGTTCAACAAGCCTTCGCCGTTTGATGGGTTGAAACCATACAACAACGCATTACGCATTTGCTGTGCAATACCTTGGCGAGCGGCGAGGCGCATCGCTTCAGGCAGTGCATAACCCCAGTGACCAGTGGCGGCTTCATCGAAGTTGTCGTACTGGGCACGAGTTTGCATACGGTAAGTGGCAGTGCTAATCATCGAAGGGATGACCGATGCGCTAGGCAGTTGGTTCACTTGCGATTGGTTAGATGCAACTTGAGTTGTCAATTGGATTTTTTTAGCGTAAACATACAAATCCGCTTCACCCAAACGAGCCATTGGATTCTCGGTGGCGAGAGTCGTGAATGCGCCCGAGGCAAGGCTGTACTGCATGATGAGTTCAGGCATCATGTAGTTAGGATTGACAGTTACAAATGAAGGTGCGAAACCTGACATATTTATTCTCCTTTTAGATTAAGCAAAGGGCAACAGCCGCATCCACCCAAGTAGCGTTACCAGTACCTGAGTTGTAGGAGACAGTTTTATTACCGCTTGTAGCGATTTTCAAAATCTTGACAGGCAAAGCGGCTTGAGTGCCGGGGTTTGTGCCAACGATACGGTTTGCACTGTAATCCCAGTAAACAGTTTCAACGATGCTGTTACCGTCAAGGCTGACCAATGCTGGGTCAATCGGCAATGGGATGCGAGCGCCGCTACCGAAACGATAGAAGTTCACGCTCATGCCGGGAGAGAACAAAGGAGCAGGTGATTGAGGGGTAGTGATACCGCCAAAAGCTTGGTTGTACACAGAGATGCCAGTGGGAACAGCGGAAGCGGTAGCGACCAAAACTGTTGAACCCAATGTATCAGTGCCGGGTTGCGAAGCGGCTGATGGAATCAATTCCTGAATTGGCAAACCACCCCACAAAGGAGCAGTTGCGGCAGAGGAAAGAACACCACCAGAGAGCGCAAACTTGACCGCTGGGTCATCTTGTGCGTCACCTTGGGTATAACCAGCGGAATTTACATTGAATAAATTTGCCGCATTGGTTGTAGCCATTGGCGTAATAGAGATTTGTGCTGTCATGGCTTAATCCTTTTAGCGAGTGTTAGAAGTGTGGAACTGAGTCGCACGAAGGGCGGGAACTTTGAAGTCATCCAGCCAAGCAGACATCGAACCCTTGAATTTGGTGATGGTACGACCAGCACGGTCTTTTTCGTGCATCTCAATCAATTGACCAGCGGGCATACCCACTGAGGCACGAGAAGCGGCGGCGGCATCAGCAAAGATTTGTTTTTCTGCAATTGAAAGCAATTTGCCATCTTTGATTGCATTCAAGTTCACATCTTTGTAAGAGTCGCTATAGGCTTGCAAACCACGCAACAAGCGTTTGCGGTAAGCCATCAGGCTTTCACCTTGCAATGGGCGAGATGCAGATTTGCCGAAGCTTGCCAAAACGCTGTCGCACTTGGCTTGAGCGTCAGCATACTCGGCGGCTTCTTCATCAGCTTTGCGAGCGGCTTCTTCTTCATCATCATCCATTCTGCAATCGTCATCAGGCTTCATTTCGCCAGCGGGTGCTTCTTCCTCGCCTTTGTCAGAGCCTTCAGCATCTTTGCGAGACTTTTTGGAATCCTTGCGGGATTTCATGTCATCGTCTTTTTTCATTTTTTTTTCTTTTTCCTCATCTTCATCATCATTATCCATGCGAGATTTGGAATCGTCATCTTTTTTGGCTTTTTTATCAGCCGCAGTGACTAAGGGGGGAGCAGGAAGGTTTTTTTCCATTTCGTCAACTCGAGCGACAAGACCGCTCATCATCGACAAAAGGGTATCCAGTTTATCGCCTTGGGCATCTGCCTTCGGCTCAATCGTTTTTTCTGTCATATCAGACACCTCAGGGTTAGTTAATAAAACTCCGGCAGGGTCGCCGCCTTTGTCCCAAACACCTTTAGAACCCCTTGCTTTCGTGACGATTGCAATATGGTCTAAAAGGAAGGGCACACCTTCAATCAAGAGCGGCGTACCATTCTCGGTTGTAAGTGTAGTGTTTCCAGCGGTGCTGTCAAACACCACTGAAGGGGATGTNCTTACTTCACCTTCCAAGATTTCATTNACTGAATCTTGGTCGTAAATTTTCGCAATACCCCAAACTTCATCGCCTTTTATGTATGGAAGAATAACACTTCCAATGGCTCTATCTTTAAATTCATCCGAAGTTAGCACAGCTGTTTCGGGATGGTCACGCACGACAATCAAGCCGTTGCATCGTTTCAAGAATTCATCATTCAAATACAAAGAAGGGTCACGCCAAACATTTTCGCCAATGCTTGAGCGATATGCAAGCCCTGTGCCAGTAATCCGAATTGCGAGCAACATGACATTGGCAAACATTTGGGGGCTTGCCAAAATGCCCTCACGAATCAATTCTGATTTGTCGTATTCAGTTTTGGCTTCCGCAACACGAAGGGCAATTTCGAGTCCGGGGTGCAGGGGCATGGGCGGTGTTTTTGCATCGCACCAATCGAACCCGCTGGATTCGTAGTTAAGCTTGACATCTTCTTTTTTTGCGTTTCGTGCGATGTAATAGCAGAATTGCCCATCGTCAAAAAGCACATCGAGCTTGCCTTCATATTTGATGCCCGTTTCTTCTTCGGTTTCCCGGCGAGCGGCTTCTTCCAAAGTCTCGCCTTCGTTTTGGTGTCCACCGGGGATGCACCAAGTGCCGGGATAATCCCCACCACCTAGACCTCGGCGAATCATCAAAACTTGTCCATCATCAGTCAGAAACATGATGCCCGAAGCACGACCAGCCGCACCAGCCATTTTGTCAACTGGTTCGACAACTGGGGGCGCTGTAGGCACTAGGGTTGCCGTATTTTCGGCATCAGGCACACAATTTGGCACTTCCTTGCCATCTTTTTCTTTCATGCCAACTTGCTTATAACCTTCCCAACATGGGTCTTCGTCAGGGATTGATTGAGCGTAATCAATCATTGAGTCGCAGATTTTTGCCAAATCTTCTTTGATGGAATCGCTGTCGCATTTCCATTTACGCAAAGATTTGTTGATGCGGGAATCAGGGTCATNNGCTGTCTTGCTNGAAGTCAGCTTGGCTTTCATGCCTTTCATGCGAGCGCAAAAAGATTCTTTGCGAGAGCCGCCTTCAGGCTGGGGGGCTTTCAAATGTGCGCCATGAGTTTTGTTGTAAGACTCACGACCCTTTTCATTCAAGCCGCCATTTTTGTTTTTGCCTTCTTTGGTTTCCCAAGCTTCCGAGTCTTGCTTCATGGCTTTAATTTCGCCAATCATGTTTTGCAACATTTCGGACATACCCTTCAATTCATCTCGAGGGTCTTTGTCGCCAGCGTCAGATTTTTCGGTGGGCAATGCCAAAAGGGAAGGGGCATCGAGGGTGTCATCTTCGCTATGCTTAATAAATTTTTCAGCCACTTCCTTGGGGATACCGATATTGCTTTTGCCCGATGCGGCGGCGAACATCGCTTTCCTTTGGTTTTCCGACTGAAATGGCATAGAAACACCCTACCTATATTTTTGATGATTGTAAAACCAATTCACCTTTTTTTGTCAACAATCCTTTAACCTGTCTCAAATGGTAAAGGTAGACATAACTACAGCGGCAGAAAACTTCTTCGCCCGGTGTAGTAATGTCATCAGTATAACCATTAATCGGCTTGATGTAACCCTTCTCATGCGCCCAGCTTCCACGAATCACATAAACCTTATCGTCACGCTCTTTGTGGTCTTTGCGGTAGTTGTAGCCAGCTTGCTTCCAGTGTGAATGCCAGCGAGCGGCAATTGCGCCATTGTCAACCGCAACAATTTCATTGATGTTTGAAATTAGCTTGTGTGTTTGGTCGATGATTACTCGGCGCTGTTCAAATGGAAGCTTGCCAAGGGATTTCCTAATATTCTGTTTTTCTTCCCTACGGTCGACTACATCCGAGCCGCCCTTTGGAATGGATGTCGCCCAACCTTCAAAGCGGCGTAATACATTGCTCAAGGCTTCTTCTCGGTTGTACTTGATTAGATTGGTGCTTGCCATGATGCGGCGGTCGAGTTCAGCCCGAAGCTTGGGCTTGAGTCGGTCGACATCATATTTGCTCACATTGGCATTGACTAAGCCGCCCTTTGTGACCATACGAGAAAAAGCCGCATTCAGCGACTTTTCAAGTTCCGCTTGGATTTTCGAGTNGGGAATCATTTCCCGAAGTGCGGCTTCTCTGATTTTCTTCACCCAATAATCAATTCGTTTTTGGCTGTCAAAGCCATGTTCGATGATGTCGTTGATTGCGGCGGTTAGAACTTCAAAGAATGTCATTTATTTTCTTCCTGAATAATTCCCACATTGCTGGGTGCATTCGGCTTCGACCTGTCTCATAGTCTGACCACCTCGCTTGGGTAGTATAAATTAAGCTTGCACAAGTGGCTTGCGAAACCTCGCCCCGAGCGTTTTTAATTTCCTCGGGTGTCGGCACATAGCCAATGCCCCCACGCCTACGCTTTACGGTCACTTTAACTGGTTTGTCTTTTAGCTTTGCGAATATTGCATTTAACATCATTTTTCCTTTGAAAAAAAGCCCCCGAAGGGGCTTATCGGTTTTGCCTTATCAGGCGTAAGCAGTCCAAGTGCTTTCTTTGAAAATTGGCACACCAGCCACGACAGCAACAGGTTTTTCCAAGTAAGCGCTACTGAAGCTGTTGATTCGNAAATAAACATTCTCGCCACACGCTTGAATTTTTTTCCGCATCACTTCACCACGATAAGCGCNGGGTACTGGAACACAAACCCCTTGGTCATAACAACCATTGCCCTCACGCTGTTGACCAATCTCACGCACATCAACCATTTGACCTTTGACCGCAACGACTTCGTAATAGTCAATGTTGGTTTGGTCATAACCCCAGCTTGCCCGAAAGATGTCGCCGACTTTTACGACAGCATTACGATTGGCGGCGAGGCGCTCTGCTTTGCGGTTCTCTTTGACTTTTGCCCGACCAATCACATCAACCACAAATTCTTCAATGTACGCTTGCATTTTTTCGGCATTTTTGAAGCGATAGTTGAAGTCGGGTTTGTTGCGGCGACCGCTGAACCCCATAGCAACATTGCGAGTTTTGTCAGCGAACACTTCCAAACCTAAACCTTCGTCACGAGCGACCAACTCATAACCTTCGGGAACATAACGATTTTCAGCGACTTTCATGATTACTTCCTTTCAATGTTTAATTACTTTCCACAGTTCTAATAATACACTTATTTAGGATAAATGCAAGGGGCTGGTGAAAATATTTTTTGTTTGTTGCACATTTACAACCAATCCAAATAACAGGCAACAGCTAGGAAAATCGCCGCCAAAAATGAAGCGACCATCACAATTTTGTCTTCGGTATCGTAGGAATTCATTTTGAGCCTTTCAATGATTAACGAACACATTTCTTTGCGTACTCGACAGCTTTGTCAAGAATTTTGAAAATCTTCATCATCGGCAAAAATTCCTCGGCATCGGTGTCGTACAAGCGAACACCATATCCCCGATTGTTTTTGACGATTTGGGCTTCGATGCCATATTCACGATTGGGCAGGGTCATGATTAACATAGTCTCTCCTTGATGCCCCCGAAGGGGCTGGTTGATTACAGGTTCTTGATGTTGATTACATTGTCAAATTGGGTTGCCAGTTCGACTTCCTTCACAGTGTCAAACCCTCGGACTCCACAATCACGCTCATCATCCCAAACATAATCGTTGTCGAGGGTCACGATGATGCTATTTCCATCACCACGCTCATCGTCAATGTATTTGACCCAAAGGCGATTTGCGAGGATTTTTTCAAATGTTTTCATGGTCACTTCCTTTCAATGATTAAACAAGATACATTTTCAAGCCAGCTTCATAAATCGCTTCTTGGAGATTGGCTGATTCGCTGGTTAGGATATTGACTCCCACAGCCGCATATCCAAATCTTTTGGCAAAGAATTCTTTAGCCGCTTGACTCGATGCCAAGAACTGAGTTTCATTGCCCATTGGGTTTACAAAAACATCAACTTTCATGACTAACTCCTTTTCAATGATTAACTACTTTCCACAGTTCTTAGTATATCCCTATTTAGCATAATTGCAATAGGGATTGCAAAAATACAACAAAATTTATTTCCAGTTACCGTAAGGCTCGCCACCACTCAGGGCGATGTCATAGGGCGACACGATTGGAGAAAATGGGCGGCGGTTCATGCAATTGACAGCGTTGTCGTAGAAGTCCTCACGCAAGGTGTCAAGGCGTTTTCCAGCCACCTCAACCAGCGGGAAACCCGCTTCGACCGTCAGCACGATTGTTGGGGTTGGTTTGTTGTAACGAGTGAGTTGACGCATTTCAAATTCCTTTCAATGATTAACGAGCCACAGTACCAACCAAATTGCCTTGCATGATTTGTGTAAGAAGGAATTTGGCTCGGTTCAGGGTTTGCCTTGCTTCTTCATTTGCTTCTACTGCCATTAATTCTTGAGCATCGCTCATCAAGCCAGCGACCACCATGTTTGCACCGCTGACCCTGTATGTGATGCACTCTTTGATTTCTTTGTAAAACTCGGTGATGTCACATCCATACATCGCCATTTGTTGTTGAATTGTTTGCATGATTTGATTTCCTTTCAATGATTAATAGCAACCAGCGGCTTCGAGTTCGGCAATTGCGGCAAGGGCGGCGGCGGCACGACCAGCGTGACCTTTGGCGACTGCCAATGCGTAAATCACTCGGACTTCACGCAGTCCCATCACAGCCAAATATCCGTATCTTCTGAGGGCTTCCATGATTAACTCCTTTTCAATGACNACCTAACCAACACCTTCAGTATATCCTAATTAAGCATCGTTGCAAGACTTTTTTTAAGATATATGATNAAAATACAACACATNAAAATATTAATACTTGTGTTTCTTTTGTGTANATATATGAGAAACCCGAGTTTTCAGAATAATGGAAGNTGGNTTTCAGAAACAACAAAGCCCTCAATCGAGGGCTTCTTTTCTTNTTGTTTTCGAGATTCGTCAATGATGCGGTGNGCTTCCTTCACCAGCGAAAAAGGGTATCTCACCCCNTCGCTGGATTTCTCGATTACCTCATAGGCTTCGTCAAGAGTCATCGCCCTCATCGGATTCTTTCTCGGCTTGCGCCCAAATCTTTTCAGTTTNGGGGTCGCTGTCCAATTCATTGAANGACTTCAAAAGCTTGCGCTCCTTGTCTTCCTCGAATTCCTCGATTGACTTGCCACCCATCTTTTCAAGCCACTTGGCTTTNGCTTCTTCAAAATCCATGATTAATCCTTTACACAAGTATTATATTATTTTCCNAGCAACACGGCAAGTTTGGCATCGCTGATTCGACCTTCGCTGTGCATCTCCTTGACAATGCCTTCCAGCTTGGTACGCAACTCGGCTTTGTCGTATTTGGGGATGTCGCCCAGTTCGCCCATGTGAACATTCTTGGGAGCGCCCTGATTGTTGACCACTTGGATTTTGACTCTGGGGTTGTCTTTGTAATGCTCGGACAATTCCCGAATGGTGTTGCTTGCGCCTACATGAGCGTCAATCAGCACATCGAGGGACACCGACCGCTCACGACCAGCATTGAAACGCAAGGCTCGCTCGATTGGGGTGTTGGTGTACACAATGGCGGCATCGGCATCAGTGCTGTTCAGGGCTTGGTCAATCTTCTTGCTGGATGACTTGAAGCTGGACATCACCGAATCGTAAATCAAGCCATCTTGACCGACTCCCAGCAAACCAGCGGCGAGCGGCGTAGTGGCTGACTTGCCCGAACCCGAACCACCAGCTGTGAACACGACAGGGGTTTTGTCCCCAGCGGCTTTTTTCTTGTCCAGTGCCTGTTGGTAGATGACCTTCGACAAGTATGAACTTGGCTCATGCACAGCACCAGCGAGGTTGCGATTCTTGCGGAATGCTGGGGAAAGCATTTTGACCGCATCAGCGTCAATGGTGTTCGGGAAGTCCTCATGCTTCATGCGACTCCAATAATCCTCAACCAGCTTGGCTTTGTTGGTGCGGATGGCGTTGTAGAAACTGCTTTCAATTTTGCGCTGTTCGGTGGTCAGACCCGGCGACCGCTCGAACCCATGCTTGTCAACATAGCCTTCTTTTTTGTTTGGCTCTTTCTTGGCTTTTGGTTTCTCAGTAACTGGTTTCTCTACCTTGGCGGCTGGGGCGCTTGGCTCAGTAGGCTCACTGGATGAGCCACCACCACCGCCCGAGGTGAATTTGCCCGAATTGTCTCGGGGGTGTTCATGCTCTTTGAAGTCATCGGCTCGGGCATCATGGCGATGATTGCTGAAGAAGTTGTCGATGTATGTGTTGCTTCCACCCATAGCCGAATCAGCCTTGGGCATCTTTTCCTCGGGCATCGAGCCTTGAGGCGGCTCATACTCGGCGATAAGGTCAGGGTCGAGCGTAAGGGTCGATTTGAAGATGTCGGGCATCTCATTGATGTTGTCTTGCGCCCACTGGATTGCAATTGCTCGGTTTTGTGGGTCAACAATTGGCAAGATAGTGCGAAGAATCTCGGTCACGCCCTTTAGCTTGGTTTCGGCAACCTTGACTTTCTCGCTCTCGGGTTCTTCCATCAGGGTTTCCCATTCAGCCTTGAATGAGTTCTTCCAATGGTAGAAGGCTTGCTTGTAAGACATCTTGCCGTATTGGTCAGGGTAGGCATTCTTGACCGACTCGAAGAATTCCTCATTCCATGCTCGGTGCATGACGATGTTGTCGAAAAACTCATACAGCGAGTTCATTTCCTCACGCAAGCCATTGATGTATTGCACGATGGCTTTTGCGTCTTCAGTGCCTTCGCCGAACCCTTGGGTGAATGCTTCATCCTTGAGCAATAGGGCGGGAACATCCGAAGCGGCGGCGATGTTGGCGATGATGTTGTCCCTTGCGGTGGTCATCGCTGTGTTGGTGTTGGTCAGGTCAATCGCATGGATTTCTTCATCCACATCAATTGACAGCACATTGCCTGTCGTGCCTTGTTGCAAATAACCACGCTTGATACCAGCGGCATATTGCATGGCTCGGTTCACAATCGAACCAGCGGGTTTTTGCTTGGCAATAATCAAGCCAGCTTTGAAAGTCACCAAATCGTCAGTGACCATTGATTGAATGAATGAGCGCATGGGATACAGCGCACGAAGGAAAACCGAGCGCCCAGTAAAGCCAAACGCCGAAGATTGAAAACTCAGATAAATCGGTGTGCCATTGAACACAGTCACCGAGCGGCTGGGATGGTAGGGTTGACCAGCGGCTGTGATGTAGTTCTTCGGCTTTTGGAAGTCAGGAGAATTGGGGTTTTGGTTTGTGACGATAGAACCAGCTAAGTTGAGCGGGTCAAGCTGGTTGAAGTACAAACGCAAATTGGGCAAATCCCAAGGGTCGATTGGCTCAGTAGTGGGAATGCCTTCAGCCCCATAAATAATAGCCGCCGCTCCATAGCAACGCTTCAAGAACATGGTGTCACGCACATGAGCGGTCACGCCAAGGCTTCGGGCTTCCTTCTCAAAAGCGTCAACCAGCATTTCCTTGGGCTGGGCATCGACTGTGATGATTCGGGGTTTGGACAGGGCAAGGCGCACAGGCTTTTCGACCAGCTTGCCACCGAGCGGGTGATATTCCCACAGGGCTTTACAAATGCCATAGCCTGTATCAGTCCCGGGCTGAATATCGCTTGACTCCAGCAACTGCATCAAATTGCTACCCAGNGAGGAACTGTTGATTGAAATATCTGCCATGCTCAGTCCTTAATATCCATATTTGTCGCCAATCCCGATAGCGATTCCATACACAAAAGTGTCCAGCAAGTCATCGGGTCTTTTGTAAGCGTCTTTGTCGCCTATTCTAAAGCTTGTCACTTGGCTGAGTAAATGATTTCTTGTCACGCCTTTGAAGGTCACGACCTTATCAAAAGCATATTGCGAGATTTTGACCTTTTCTTGGTGGACATAGCCCGAAACCGAAATTGCTCGCTCATC